TTATTAATCTTCTCTTTGTATACCCTCTCAACATCGCTGAAGTCCATCTCGGCGTGGCTTTCCTCATCACTTCCAGCCCAAGTATCAACATCAATTAGTATTGAACTCTTATCAGTTAGAATGTTATTACATAACCACACACTAGCATCACCTGTGTATACACCTAGTTGTAAGAAGCGTAGGTCAGGCTTACCTGCATACTCAGAAAGAAAGACAGTAAAATTATTCTGTGCAGTTTGTGCAAACCAATTAGGATACTCAGCCATCACTTGTCCGTACTATAAAATCCGCTACCTTTAAAACTTACAGCAGGCGGAACATAAACTCGCACAGCAAGATCACCACAACAAAGAGGTATATTCTCCTCATCATAAACAGATCTTTCAACTGACTTAATTAAATTACAGGTGTTGCATTTATATTCGTAGATCAAAGTGCTATCCCATCCTCTATCTTTAAGAACCCCACTAACTTAGTACGCTTAGTTCTATTCTCAAACTCAGTAGTAATAGGTAGCCACTTCTCTTCCCACTTAGGTTGAGGTATCTCAGTTAAGTTAAAGCCCCACACACCATCAGGTGTGGAGTTTATATACCAAGGTGTAAGTGATCTAATACCTGCTGCTAAAAGTAACCCCTGATACTTACTCTCTTCAATAAGTAGATCAGGGTAGTGGGTCTTGCGAGACTTTAATTCTATAAACATCTTAGCCTCTAGTGAAATACAATCCCAGTTATCAAACTCTTCACTCTTCTCAAGGTCAGGGTAGTACCTCTCTTTGAGATACTCAAATAACTCCGGCTCTTTAAACTCTATGCCCAAGGTGTCTCACCACCTAGCCTATCTTGTAATCTACGTAAGGCTGAGACTGATCTGCGATCAGCAGTAGATGTAGCACATTCTAAATATTGTGCTATTTGTTGGAGTGTATAGTTATCGTAGTATCTCATCTGTAATATTGTTTTATCTTCTTGATTTATCCTTAGATAAGCCCTCTTTAAATCAATTAGGATAGCTAATAGGTTGCCACCTTCAGCCGGTGTTGATTGCTTACGGGGTGTGCCATCATTAATCATCTCTTGTGCTTGCTCTAATACTGTACCCTCTACAACCGATGCAATAACAAAGGGTATTAGTTGAGCGATAAGTGCTGTATCGTAGAAGGCCTCATCACCTACCTTGTATCCCGCCTTGCGAGCCTTCTCTTTACGGGCAAATCGTTCAGCCATACGCTGCATTTGATATGCAATACGTCTTTCATTCTGCTCACGTTTGTTAGGTTCAGGTTCATTTAATAGATCAGTAAACTGTTTACCTCTACCTATTGCCCATAGAAAACACTCTTGCTTTATATCTTGTGGGTCTACCCAACCTTTAAATTTTCTAGAGATTACATAAGATACAGATGGAACTAACTCGTATAAAGTTGGGTGTAATTCGTAGGTCATTCACAATCCAAAGCCTGAACCTCTGGCCAATTGCCATCTAGCACCATCATTGCAATAGCTGAGTAGTTAAGTAGATCCATAAAAGAATCTCGTAATGATTCATTACTTGGCTTAACATCACTGTCTACTAAATTATTTATACGAGCTATCTTGTCCCACATACGTACTCTTAGTCCGTTGATCGGACCACCAGGAGATCTTGCTATATTTAATGGACCGTAATCGTGGTGCTTACTGATAAGTAAGTTACCGGCAGCATCCATAACAGCCCACATATTGGCTATAAACTCATCATCTACTCCCGTGTTGGAGGTGGTGCAATTTCTATTGTGTTCTTTTCGTAATTGATTTTGATGATAAAGATCCCTAAGGTCGCCAACCATTCTGCTAGTGCCATCAGATCTGAGTTCTTCATACATTGGCTACCCCAATTGTCCGTTTTGTCTCATCTATTCCCTTTGCTAAGTATAGGTCATTGAGGTCCATTCCAGCAGGAAGCGACACAATAGTAGAGTTAATAACTTCTTGCGCTACCATCCTTGAAAACTCTGCACCTGGATTAGTGCCATCCTCTTTCAAATCATTATCACCGATAATATAAACCTTGCCATAGCCAGTAAACATCCTTGTAAAGTGCGGCTTCCAAGCCTGCACCCCTGGTACTCCCACTGCTGGTATACCCAATACTGCTGATGCAATGATCGTATCTAATTCACCCTCACATATTGCTATGTATTCACTAGATAAAATAATATCGCTAACATTATATAGATGACCCTTCTGTCCTAATGGTGCTCCATACTTAGGCTTACCTTCATCTAATCTTCTAAACTTAAAGCCAACACAGTGTCCCATCACAGTCATATAAGGTATAGATAACCAACCTTTATAGTGCTCGTGACCTGCAGTAGGTTGCTTTATATAACCCAGTTGGTACTGGTCAGCTACCTCTTTAGATATCCCACGACCTGCGAGAAATGCCACCGCTTCTTCGTTTAGATCCTTGTTGTATTGAACCGCCGCTTCCAGTGATGATTTCAATTGCACGGGCGAGAGCATCTTTAAACTCCATATTCTCTTTGATACTAATAATGTTTACTGCGTTCCCACCTTTACCGCAAGTATGGCAATAGTACAAATTATCCTTCGTATCTATTACTGCACTTTTCCTACTGTCGTTATGTAATACACACCTTACAGGTAAATTTTTACCTTCCCTTACCTCACCGCCATAATGTGCAACTATTACTCCAATGGGTATTGCGTTCGCATCGGTTCTGCCATTTCTTTTGCCCGACTTCCTACTCCTGGACCAGTCTGATGCTGACATCCACAATCCTCCTTGCATTTCTTGTGCATAGTTAAAGCTCGCTTGAACTGACCAGTTTTATTCAGTTCACCACCTGACCTGCATAGATCACAAATCATCCTACTAACCTAGCCTCTCTTAACATTGCAACAGCTTTGTGAGTCATAGAAGATCTACCGCTTATACCTTTACCTGGGTAAGTAAGTAGACCCATCTCTCTGCATTTCTTAATACGTTCTTTAATAACACTACAAGGTACTTCATAGTAAGCAGCCAAGATTAAATTAGTTTTATGATTGCCGCTAACATACACAGTCTCAGCATATAATGCTGCTAACTTGCCATACTCAATAGGATCAGGTGTCTCCCCAATGGGCCACTTACCCTTCTTAATCCGAAAGTTCATCTTCCTTAACCTCCACTGGTGTTACCTCTTCTATTACCTCTGGTACTGGTTGTAGTATATCTGTTGTAGTGATTATACCTTCTGGTACTGGTGTCATTGTTTCTCCTCTAGCCATTGTGTTAGGTCTTGGATTACCCAAGTCTTTTCTATTCCTGCGTTTCTTCTTTTGTATAGTACATAAGATAAAGGCTTATTAATGCCACGATGCTTAGCGTAATTAATAGCTTCTGTTTGCGCTTCATCCCAAAACTCCTTTAAGTTTAACTTCTTAGTATTCTTTAACTCAAAGATGTAGGTTTCACCGGCAACTATAACTACTAGATCTCCCTCATCCTCTGATCCGGATAAGCGTAAGCGTTCAGCTATTGCGCCCATCTTCCTGAACCATCTCATAACATCCGTCTCAAACTTAGCCCCTTTAGTTCTATTGTATTTGGCGGTCACCGTAAACAGCATCCCTTCTATACATCATACCTAAAGCATCCACATCTGAGATCTGACAGAGGGCATAGTTTACAAACAGACCAATGTAATCTGAGCCATCTGCAGTATGTGGTCCAAATCTATTTTTAACTGATGCAACCTTTAATGTTTTATTGTATGAATCAAAACCTAATGTAAGGATTAGTGCTGGCAGTTGAGATACCTTACCGTGAATAGCCCTACGAGCAGGCGGATCACTGGTCTTTCCATACTCAGACTGTTCGCTGACGTGGTGCAATACCATCACACAAGCACTGGTCTTACGAGCCATATCGTGGAACTCCACCATAATAGATCTAAGTCCTGCCCACTCATTATCAGATTCAGCTACCACATTCATTAGGTTATCTACCACAATCAACTCAGGTGGTATGCCAAACAATTCAACATATGCCTTGATCTCTAACTCAATATCATCTAGTGATGGTGATGAATCAAAGACCCATTGGATGTTGTCCATATTGCTTAGATGTTTATCGTAGGAATGACGGTTACTACTTAAACCTTCTTCCACCGTGAGTTGACTATGACCTGATAGGTGAGAGGCTGCTCTCATCATCACAGTTGCTATGTCAGTATCTGCTGAGAAGAACAACGTTGGTACCTTTGCTTTGATAGCGTAGATAAGAGCGAACATACTCTTACCAGCATTAGGCGCAGCAGCTATCATACATACCTGACCTCTACGGAATTTGATTTGCTTTTTGGCAAGATCTTTCCAGACATCAGGTAGTGGTGTGGCATTAGTGACAGAACCACGCCAAGCTCTATTTAAATTAAGCAACGTTTTCCTCTTGTATTTTTATATTTAATTCAGCCCTTAGTTTTCTGCGGTCACGCTCACTTGCTCCGCCCCAAACGCCAAATCTTTCATTGTGTAATGCCCATTCAAAACACTCGGTAATATGAGGACATCTTCTGCATATTTTTTTAGCATTAAATGCTTGGTCATTGGCACCGATTTCAGGGAAGAACAGTTCTGTGTCTACCTCAGAACATAATGGGTTCTCAAATTTTGCAGGAACCCGCATCGGATTACTTCAAAAAGATAGGGTCAACCGGTGTGTAACCTTCAGGTTTACGCATCGGCTTTGGACCTTTCATTGGATCAAACCAACCTTTATAGGCTTTACCTTTTTGTGATGTGCCGGCAGCAAATACCATCTTACCGTTAACACAATCTGGTGCATCTGATCTTCCGTATACCCAGACAGTACCGTTCTTATCGATTACTTGTTCTTCACCATCATTACCAGATGAAGATATTGTTGTGGCACCTAGTGCCTTCTTAGCATAAGAAACTGCTCCACCGTTTGATTGTGGTGCAGCACCAAGTGAACTACCCGTTGAGCTAATCAGTGTTGATAGGTCAGAGATTGTAGTCAGTGATGATTCCAACTCTGCCTGTGTCATTGCATATACATTTATTAAAGTTCCATCAGGTAACTTGTAGTTAACTTGGAACTTGGTGCCTTCTGCAGCCATTACTTACCTCCAGTTTGTTTAACAGATAATCTAATTGATTCCTGTCCTTGTTTTTTTGGTACAAAACCGAGAAGTTTCTCAACCTCTTCAGCATCTACTTGACTACGACCATTGACAGTACTCCAAACAATTTGGATACCGCTATTAGTCTGCCCCGTAAATCCTTCTAACGAAGTCCGTAAGGACTCCTTCATATCTGATAGCTCTTTAATCTTTGCATCTAATTGTAGATATTTCAAAGCGGATGTGTCAACCTCTGGGTTGTCTATAAATATTTCACCCTCTTTGATAAGTTCTTTTTTTATACCAGTACATCCAATCTTGCCTGACTCATCAAAGTACTTGCAATAAAATCTGCAATAACTTTGATCGCGCTCTGGCTCCGGTGCTACTGCGCTCTCTTTAATAGCAGCAAGCCAGTTAAGGGCATCCTCTGCCATCTTTGGGTCATATGTTTCACTGTGTACTTTGACATCTCGCTCATCACCATCACGGGCAATGGCTACTAAGTTAACAGTTCTGGGTGTCCCCTTTCCAGACTTGTCAAGTAAGTAGCCATACACCTGCACCTGCCAACGCTGTTGTAGCGATGGAAAGTAAGATAGATTCTTTACCTTAACGGTTTTCCAATCTATCACATCTCCTGTTTCAGGTATATATAAATCTATATGGGCTTTCATCCCATTGTATTCAACCTCTGTCTCAACCAAGTACTTCTCACCCTTTGGATCAAGTGCTGATATAGCCTTCTCAATCTCAGTGTGAATAGCAGTACCCATAATCGCAGCTAACTTTAATTCATTATCATTAGTTGCATCTCTACCGTTAAGACGATACCAAACCTTACGCCGACAGCCACCTAACTCTGATGGACCTACCTGTGTCTGTTTAGATCTAGATCTGCCAGCATCCTTATCTCTAAGGACCTGTAATAGTAATTCTTTTGGATCAGTCATTTACCCTTCCCTATTTAGTGAACTGTGTCTTGACACTTACAGTGCCACCACACCAGATGTTATATTGTATCGCTATATTGACAGCTTTTTTTGCAGCACTCGCTGCTTTAGCGTGAGTCTTTGTATCATTATCTAGTGCTACCAGAGCACCCAATGATAAAGAACCACCAGAACCTATCCCGTACAAACCTCTATCATCCCTCATATAACCGTAGTCATCACTGATTTGGTAAAGGTTCCCATTAAAACAAACTAAAGCATCCCAACCTGAATCATCATCAGTAGCTTTGCCTTTAGGATTAGGATCATAACCTGCATCAGTTAGAGTTTGTTTAATGGATGGTAAGACTCTTATCATCATAAAGCGATCAGGGTCTTGAGTCTTAATCACCTTTGGTGGTTGCCACAAATTATTTAAAATATCTCCGGCAAGTGCATCACCTGCAACAGCAATTAAGTATTCATTAATCTTAACAATTTTATCGTAACCTTTAGCAACGTAAGGTCTATCGGTATAGGTAGTCATTGAGTCCGCAGCAAGAACTGCCCAACCCTTACCTTGAATACCAACTATTGCCGTCATTGCGTACTCCTTTTATCTTAAATTAATTGTAGCACTGGACACAGACAATGGTGGGATGTAAATACGACACGCCGTAATGCTAGGAATCTAGTTACCGGAGGAGATAATTGGCTATACTACGAGCCGTGAGGCGAGTTAATCCAAAGGCGGCGCTTTGTGCGCCGCACTAGGTATCCATAGGATGTTCCGTCTACCAACCCTGCGAAAAAATAAAGATAAACTACCGCCAAAATTTGGTACAGATCTTAGATCACTCGGTCCGATACACGCCTGTCCTTGCGGTTCAAAAGTATTCTCTATCCTAGCTACCTTTGATGACTATGAGATCTCCTGGTATATGTTAGATGCAACCTGTGTTAACTGTGGCAATCTAGTTATAGTTCCTTGCCCGATAGATAATCCCGCTAGGGAGATTTAGGCATAAAAAAAGAAGGC